CCCTGGTAGAATGAGTCTCCCCGAAAATATTCGGAAAGCAATTGAGTCAGCGGTCGGAGCCGTCACCGATTGTCTGAAGCCTTTTGGCCTCTCATCTAAGGAGGAGCAGACCAAGACGGTAGCCCACTGGTGCACTCTTACTGAAGAGTGCGAGGGTAAGTGGATGAAGGTTGCTAAGTATAAATTAGCAGCGTTCTTCGCATACCATACCAGTCAGCCTCTACCTGTCTGCCCGTTCCTGACCCCCGATAAACCGGGACACCTCCTTGGAGGAGGTGCAGGTCGTTGGCTTCTTAGACAGCTCAAAGGAGATGTCGAAAGAAAATTCCAAATCCTTGCAAGTATAAAACAAGCAAAGAAAGGAATGCCACGTCCAAGTCAGGAAGACTTAGATGAAGAAACTAAAGAGTTTCTAAAGACAATGGTGACTCCAATGCCCGAACAGCCCATGGAGCTTCTGGTCGAAAACTGGATCGATCTTGAGGACTTTCCTCTTCAAGTCGAAACTATCTTGTCAAAAGACACTATGATAGAACAACTGAAGAGAACAGTCGACGAAATCTTTCCCGTCGGAGAGAAACTCCCTATGGAGGAACGATGGAAGGCCTTCTTCCCTTCGACATCAGCCAACTACATCAATAACCGAAAAGGTTTAGGTGCAATTGGATCGATATTTGAAGCAGATGAAGACCCCCATGGACTCCTCAATGGTTTAAGGCGTTCAGGCGGTTGGATCCGAAAGACCTCGAGAGAGGCAGACCTCGAAGTAGAGTCAATCGAAGAAGGCCACGAGGCGATCATAGAGGACTTTGACTTCAGCGAGCTAGACAGGAACTTCAAAATTCTGTGGTTGCGAATGCTAATTATAGCTCGTAACGAACGGAATTATGTCGATCCAGTCGCGCTAGCCGAAGCTTTAAAGACCCGAATGATCACCAAAGGGCCACCATTCCGAATGACAGTACTTCGATTCCTCTGGAGGGCAATGCACTCCCGGATGAGAAAGCAACGGACCTTCAAGCTGATAGGCGAAATTGTCACTGAGCGTATCATTCTTGATACACTAGGTGCGAGTCTACCACAGACTCACGCATACACCAGTTGCGACTGGCGTAATGCGACAAACAACCTACACAGCTGGGTCTCCGAAGCTATTTGTGACAGGGTCAGCGAAAACTTCAAACTGTCTGATGTTGAACATCAGCTGTTCAGAGAGTCGCTAACAGGTCACATCTTCGAATCCGGGGAACAGAAAAGGGGTCAATTGATGGGATCAATAACCAGTTTTCCTGTCCTATGCATTGCTAATGCGGCCATCTCACGTTGGGCTATGGAGATCGCGGAGTGCAGAGTTATCAAACTCTGCAACGCGGCTCTCCTGGTCAACGGAGATGACGCTGCATTTCGCAGTAACATCAGAG